TAGTTAAGCGCCTCAACTTGCGCTTCTCTCCAGAACTCAGGCAGGGAAAGGGTCTGCCTGTTCTTGAGTTCAAGGATGTAGGTTTCTCCAGATATGATAACAACCATATCTCCCTCATCCTTTGCCCCAGCCTTAGTCAGACGCTCTGCTATTACGCTTTTGCTGCGTAACCATTTCATAACATCTGTCTCAAACTGAGAACCTTTTCTTCCATTCTTGTTAGCCATTAACGCACCGCTTATCAGCGCAAGTATGCTCTGCCTTGTGCATCTTGATCTCCTATCTGACACGATGCGAAGTTAACAAATAGTGTAGCCCATTTCGAGGCATCTGCTGTGTGTGGACCAAAGCGATTCTTCACTGCAGCCACACGTAACACACCTCCACCTTGATCTGGTTCATAACCTAATGTGAGTATCAGTGCAGGTAACTGACTGACCTTACCGTGAATAGAACGTCGTGGTGGTGGCATCATTGGTGAACCGTACTCACTCTGCTCTGATACGTGATGAAGTACTAAGACACAAGCCTCTGTCTTGCGTGCCATATCGTGCAACTCCATCATAATTGCACGTAGCCCAGCCCATTCATTGTCTGTCTCGGCTGCAACATTCATTAAGTTATCAATGATAATTAACTCAGGTGCTATTCCGTACAGTTCAACGTAGGCTTTGATTTCTAATTCAATGTCATCTAATGATGGACTTGAATCAAAGACCCACTGTATATGTGACATCTTGTTTAGATGTTCAGCGTAGTAGTCAGGTTTGTATTCCATATTGGATTCAACTGTTAACTGTGTGTGCCCTGAGATCTGCGCTGCAGATCGCATTAGCACCGTAGCAGTATCAGTATCTGCGGAAAAGAAAAGTGTTGGTACCTTTGCCTTGATTGCATAGACAAGAGAGAACATACTCTTGCCAGCATTAGGTGCAGCAGCAACCATACATACTTGCCCTCGTCTAAATTTAATGGACTCACTAGCCAACCCAGTCCATACATCAGGCAATGGCACAGCCTTGATAGTGCTGGTGCTCAGTGCCCTCTTTAGATTAAGCAACTTCCCCATCCCCTCCAAGATTTATTCTGCGTTGTCTCCTTATTGCAAGACGTTGACGTGGTGCTAGACCACCCCATATACCGAACTGTTCTTTGTGGATTCCCCACTCAGCACATTCGATCTTATGAGTACAACTCTTACAGATTGATTTCGCATACTGACTTTCACCGAAACTTACTGTTCCCTCTTTGTCAGGGAACCAGAAGTCTCCACCTATCTGTGCACATAACGGGTTCTCGTACTCACGAGGTTCCCGCATTTAATTATCTTAAGAAGATAGGGTCGCACTTATCTGCAGCACCCTTTGGTGCAGCACACATCCACGCTTTCCAAGGTCCACGCGCTGATGTTCCATTACGGAAAGCCATATTGCCGTGCTTACAGGTTGGTGCCTGTCCTTCTGAAACTACTGGAGCAGATGCTGCAACTGGTGTTGCGTTAAAAGATTCTGCAACTGATGCAACTGTTGGCGCACTACCGTGTAAGTCACTACCTGTTGTACGGATTAGTGATGCCACCATTCCAAGATCTGATAGACCTGTCTCTAAATCTTTTACATCTGTTGCATAAAGATTGATAAGCGTTCCATCATTTAACTTATAGTTGATTTGGAACTTTGTGTTTTCGTTTGCAGCCATTTACTTTCCTCCAGTTTGTTTGATTTGTAACCGCTGTGATTCACTACCAAACTTCTTAGGTACAAACCCAAGTAGTTTTTCTACCTCTTCACTGTCAATACTTTCACGACCTCTGACAGTTGTCCAACTGACTTCTACTCCACTAGGTGTAGTACCTAGCAGTCCCTCGAAAGAAGTCTTCAAAGAATCTTGGTGCTTTTCTAACTCTTTAATCTGTGCTGCTAACTGTAAGTACAACAGTGCGTTCTTGTCAATATCAGCATCATCAATGATTAGATCACTGACTGCTGTATGTTCTTTTTTTATACCAACGCATCCCATCTCACCTGATGCGTCGTAGAACTTACAATAGAACTTACAGTAACTGGCATCTCGTTCTGGGTCTGGTGCCTCTGTTGCAGTCTTGATTGCTGCTAACCAGTTCAATGCTTGTAGTGCAACTGTCTCATCATAATCTTCTGTATGTACCTTGACATCTCGCTCATCACCATCACGTGCAATAGCAACTAGTGATACACGCTTTACATCGTGACCGTTCTTGGCTAGTAGATAACCATATGTCTGCACCTGCCAGCGTTGTTGTGTTGATGGGAAGTATGAAAGGTTCTTTACCTTGCTTGTCTTCCAGTCAATAACATCACCAGTACCTGGTACGAAACAGTCAATGTGTGCTTTCATACCATTGTATTCAACTGCAGTTTCAATCATTACATCAGGGTTATCTGATAGTGCTCGCTCAATCTCTGCGTGGATAGCAGTACCCATAATTGCTGCTAACTTCATCTCGTTCTCATTGGTTTCAGGTTGATCGTTTAATCTGTACCAGACCTTACGACGACATCCACCTAATTCTGATGGACCAATCTGTACCTGTGTAGATCGTGAACGCTTAGCATCAGTTGCACGTAGTGCGGTAAGTAATAGTTCCTTTGGGTCAGTCACTTCTTGTACTTCCAATCTACCCACAAATCAAATGCTCTACCGATAACAACACCTATCATTAAACCTAATAGAAATGATGTCATTGCTTTGCCTTCTCTGCTTGATCGTGTAATAAGAAAGCAAGTCTACAGGCTTTCCACCCCTGCTCAAACCAGTAGTGTGCTGCGTATTCGCCTGTTGCAATCACACCCTTGAACTCAGCCTTTACTTCTTCGTGTGTATTAAACTCCATTGTTATATCCTTTCCTGGACTACTAACTGTAAAGGCTTACCAGTGTTAGCGTCAAGGACCGAAGCAATCTCTACGGCTTTACGGGCGTGTCGTTTTGCATATTCTAATTCCATATCAGGTTTGATAATTGAAGTAAGGTAGCCAAGAGCAAACTGACCCCCACTACCAATGCCATACGCTCCGTTATTTGCTTGGAAAAAAGAGAGATCACAAGCAACACGAAAGATGTTACCGTTAAAAGCAAAGAGATAATCAAAACCGCCATCTTTGTCCACCTTGTTGTAGTCGTAGTTGTTATCGTTGAACGCTTTAATCAAACTAGGTATTACTCTCTTACCCATAAACTGCACAGGATCTTCACCACGATAGGCAGGTGGTTTCCAGTTGTAAGAAAGTATGTCACCTGGTCGTGTGTCACCTGAGATTGCGATGAGATACTTACCAACCTCAACGATCTTGGGTGTACTGGTTGCTAACGTGACGAGATTATCTTCTGTGATCTGAGAATCTGCCACGAGTACTGCATAGTCAATACCCTCAAGCGCTGCGATTGTTGTCATACTGGAATCATACTAGAGATCGGCGTGTCGTCGCGTAGCGACACCTACTGGTTACTACAATATGAGCCGTGAGGCGAATAAAAAAGGGTGCCCCAGAGGGGCACGGTGGTGCAGTACTGACTTTGCGGTTCCGTCTACCAAGGCTGCCAAAATTTAGGGCTAAACTACCAGAAAAATTTGGTACTGACCTGCGAGGTCTGGGTCCAGTACACGTCTGTCCTTGTGGCTCACAAGTCTTTAATGTTATGGCAGTCTTTGAAGACTATGAAATAGTCTGGTACTTCCTTGATGGTACTTGCGTTAACTGTGGCAACATCGTAACTGTCCCTTGTCCAGTAGATAAAGATGAGACACAGACTCTCTGAGGTAGATGAAGTAACACGCACAGGATTGTGCACAGTTTGTGGTCCCACCAAGATAAAGATGCGGGACAAATCAAAGCCAGTATCAGGTAGATACAGGTGCAATACCATATACAAAATTAACCAGATGAAAGTTCGATCTCCTTACCACGCATACCGCAAGACCTACTGCGAGGATTGCAACTTCATCCCAGTACACATCAGTCAGTTAGATGTAGACCACATAGACGGTGACCGCTTTAACAATGACCCTATCAATCTGAGAACTCTTTGTGCTAACTGTCATAGACTTAAGACTCACCTTGCAGGAGATAGCAACTCAGGTATCAATTAGTTTTATGGCATAAAAAAAGAAGCCCCTCCGAAGAGGGGCCTCTTTCTGCCTCGCGTTAGTGGGTTACTTAGACCCACGTCCAAACTCTGTAGCATTTGGGTCTAGTGCCTTAAGCAGTGGACCTGCAACTGCAGCAAGTGCTGCTGATGCTAGTGCTTTTGGATCTGTTACGCCTGCAAGATACAAAGCGATTACTGATGCAATACCAGCACGTAGGTACGTTACTGCTATTGCTTTTAACTTGTTCTTATCCATTGTTACTCCTTTGGACTTGTTGGTTCTTTCTTTTTTGGTAGAGGCTTAACTGCTGCCTTAACCTTTGCGACAATCTTTGGTGTACCCAGCCAAGGGAACCAAGGGGAAGTGTCGTCTCCACATCCTTCTTTGATTGAGATGTGAAGATGTTTGTTGTGTTTATTTGAACCTGTGTATTCACGGTCCCCTTCTTTAGCACGATCTGCTGACCAGATCTTGCCCTGGAAAATAAGATACTTAACACGCTTGTCTGCTTTGAGTTGCTGAAATAAATTAAAGCAATCAATGCCACCCAACTTATCGTGGGTTAGGTCTACGCCAAATCCAGTATTGTGATCTGAATTAGGATTCTGATGGATGTGTGCTGCTGATGGCAGTAGGCCATCCGAGGCTTTCTTGCGTAATGGTGCTATCGCTGTGGCTTGTCGAAGGACAGCAATAGCGGCAGGAGTGGCTTTCTTTACAACAGGTTTCATTATTCTCCATCTTTCTTTTCCTTTGGTTTAGACTTCAATCCATTTCCTGCAAGTACTCCAGCAAGAGAACCAGTAAGAAACACACACAAGGTACTAACAAGATCAATAAATGCAGCATCGTTAGGTGCCTGTTCTCCCAATGGTTGTGTGATAAATAGCAATGCATAGAGCAATGCAAAGACAGAACCAGCAAATACAATGGCAAGGATGATTCCAATTGTTACGATCAGTCTTGCGTGTAACTCTTCTGGTGTTAGTTTATTTCTTTGGTTCATCAAATACTCCAGGCAAAATGTCTTTGGTACAAGTACCAGTTGGTAAACATTGAGGGGGATTGCACTCTGGTTTTTTCCAGTTTTCAAACTCTTGGCAGGGATATCTAACCCAGCCTTGGTAACCGCAACCGCTAAGAGTTACTGCGAGAAAGAAGAATGCGATAAATTTCTTCAACCTGTCGCTCCAATCTTGCTACTGAATCCTTAACACTTGAGCCACCATTAGGCTTGAGTTCATTGAGATAGTGTTTAACCATCCATCTAACTGCTGCTACGAATCCACCAATGATCGTGCATACTGCAACAGCAATCGTTGCGTAGTCTTGTGCCTGCATTAGACCGTCCTAATGGTTACTAAGAGAGTTCCACCATATCCGCTGAATCGCTTATCTGAAGGTGTTGCATTTCTAAAATCAAGTTCTTCAATAAGTCCAATGTATGACTCACCAGTTCTAAAGTCTTCAACACGGATGGTGTCACCTACATTTTCAATAGATTCCAACTGACTCATACGCTGGTAGGCAGAGCCTTCATATCCAACCTCAACGCCAAAGTGATCTGACTCGTGGTCAAAGCAAGACAGTGGATATTGGATTAAACGCTGACGTGGAATAGCAGGCAAAGCCTTGATCTGGTAACCAGTAAACAGTGGTCCCTTAGTTACATCAGTAGATGAGCGATTCAGTGTGAATTGGAAGCCAAGATATTCCTGTGATGCTTGAGGATAGTTGATGTTAACTTCTGGAACATCAGATCCCTGAGCAAAAGTACCGATTCGATAGAAGTTATCGGCATAATCAATAGAGTCAATACCTAGACCACCGTTGGTAGTATCAACACGAGCCTGCATTAACTTAAAGATCTTGAGTTCTAATGTGTTGTATCGGACGTAGCCTGTACGCAAGAATCCTTCTTCTAACAATGTAGATGCTGATTCGATGTAGATAGTTCCATCTGAACCATTGCCAGCATTACAAAATGCTAGGCGGTTAGTATCACCAAGAAAAGCACAGGCTGTTGTGTAATGACCTAATGTATCTGCTGGGTTATACAAGTCATAGGCATAAGGGAACAAAAGGTTACCTAATGGTTGACCCATATCTACACGAGTCACACCAACCTGACCATCAACGCCAGATGCTGCCCATATATATCTGTCACGGAAACCAAAGTCATAGACTGGTTGAGTTGATTCAAAGATCAAAGCACCGTAGGTAATAGAACCATCGAGAGAGTTAACATCTGCCATACGCATACCTTGGCTAGTTCCAATAGCCATATTGCCAAGATAGTAAGCAATCTTAAATACAATCTCACCTACTGGTAGTTCTGCTGCAGTGATAGCACTGGTTAGCGTAGGCATAGCACCAGCAGTAGACAAGGTAAACTTGTAGATGTTGGATTGGATACCTGAATAGCCTGAGATGTAGATAGCAGCACCACTAGATGTAATACTTGTATAAATATGGTCTGGGTCATTGTGTGAATAGACCGCTGCAGGTAATGATGTTGCACTACTAGAGAACTCATAGACCTTATCGTTGACGCACATTACGATACGCTCTTTGGTGTATTCCATAACAGCGTTAGTTACAGTGATGGAGTTTTCGCTAATCATTAGAGTAGGCGATACAGAACTATCATCCGATAGTAACTTCTTGTATACTCTTAGTCTTGGAGTTCCGCTTGCTGTTACGTTAGTAACCCAATAGGCATAGACACCATCATCGCAGAGTGCGTGTACTGGATAGTCAGTACCTGATGTATAGTCAATAAAGTGAATAACATCGGCAAAGCCTGTACCTACTGGAGATACAGCAGTAGATGCTACGTTGGTTGCTGTCTTGGCATAAGTAAAGGTAGTAGTTGTAGGTACTCCAGTAATACGGTACTCGCCATTGAAGGTCGCGTCCACACCTGAAATAGTAATCTGCATACCAGTAGATAGACCGTGTGCTGCAGTTGTAGTCAGCGTTGCTACGTTAGAAGTTAAAGCCTTGTTGTTAATAGATACTGTGATTGCTGGGAAGATCTTGTCTACATCAAACTCATCAGTAATAAGAACGCCGTTGTAAAGATTGCTATTCTTTGTCCATTGGATAGAACGCATTAGTTGCCAAGGACGACCATTAGTTCTGATGCCACCAGTAGTGATGTGCTGACCAACAGATGACTTGAGTAGCGTTGCCTGTCCCTTAGTCCAGACATCAATGCCTTTAGACTCTGTGTACTGGAAGCGAAGCGATTCATCCTGGATAGGCTCGAAGAACTTGATGCCTTGTCCATAGTGGAAAGAAGATTGGCTACGTAGCCACCAACCAGTCAGCGTCTGCTCACCAGGCTCACGGCTCTGGTCAATCTGTTGCTTACGATACTGCGCTGTTACGCGACGATATGGTGAATCGTCAGAGTTCAACAAAAAGAACGGCAAGCCAGCAATAGCTACATCGTAGGCTTCACCAGTTGCTGAGTAGTTAGTAGCACCTGCAGGGTTGGAAAGGGTATAGACCAGACCCTCGGTAATGTCATCGCCATAAGGCATTGAGATATCCTTACGCTAGTAGAAGTTTTGCTTCGTCTGCAGTAATGCCTAACTTTGTAAGCAATGCTGCCTTAGCCTCTGCATCTGCTGCAGCCTGTGCATCTTCTTCGTGCTTACGTGCTGCTGCTGCTTGTGCATCTGCTTCACGCTGTGCAATCTCTTCACCTGTTAGTGGGATCTCGGCTACTACGCCAGTCTCACAGTTAACGACGATCTTTGTTAGTGTCTCTGACATTAGTTTATCTCCTTGATTATTGGTTTCCAGTCGGTTAATTCTTCATCCCATATATACATCAAATCATCAGTAGGATATGGAACAGGGGCTTGCCAACGGCAAGTATCTTCATCTAATAGCCAAGAGTTATATGGCTTGGGTCCAATAAAGGCATCTCTTGTTGCATCGTATGTAAAGCCGATACCTGCATAGTTCTTACGGATATTGTTGTTGTAACTTGTCTTGACCCAAGTACCGCCAAGTGCGTTGAAGAAGGCTTCGCCTTCATCTCCGTAGTTAGGTCCTACTAGAACCTGTAGGACTATATTGTTTTCGTCTATCTGCGCCCAATGACTCATACTGCATACCTCACAATTACTAGACCTGAACCGCCTGCTGGACTTCCAAAATAATTGACATTGTTACCACCTGCACCGCCGCCTGTATTGGCTACACCTGCGCCACCTGCGCTAGTGCTGTGTCTTCCACCTGCACCACCGCCACCTGAACCACCAGTTGCACCAGTTGCACCATTATCATTACCACCGCCACCGCCACCTGCGATGAAACCACTGACACCAGTGCCAGTTGCAGATAACCAAGTTGAGTAAGTATTTACACCAGCGCCACCATTACCAGCAACACCGCCACCAGCATTGGCACCAACTGCACCAGCGCCACCGCCACCGCCACCTAGTGTTGGTGCATTTAATCCATTACCTCCAGCGAAACCAAACCCTGTTGCGCCTCCTGATGAACCTTGGTTAGATGCACCACCATTTGTTCCGTTAGCGCCACCACCACCTGAGCCACCAGCGTTACCATTATTTGTAATAGCACCGCCACCACCACCACCGTTTGAAGTGATTGTATCAAAAACAGAATTAGAACCATTTGTGCCATTTGTAGATTGGTTTCCACCACCTGCGCCACCTGCACCAATAGTTACGGTAGCAGCACTTGAAACAGAACGACCTGATTGATAAGACAATCCACCTGCTCCACCAGCACCGTTATATCCACCTGAACCACCACCACCTGCTACTACAAGCACATCACAAGACAATCCCTTTGCAGGAGTAAATGTTCCTGATGAAAGGAAGGTGTGGTACCAGTAAGTACCGTCAGTCATAATGGTATCGCCACCTGTTGCGTATGGAACTATGACAGGGGTAGTGCCTAGTTTTGCTACGCCGTATAGGTAGAAGGTTGATCCTTGGACAAATAAACCCGATGTTGTAGTTAAATTCATACTTGTAATTGCAGCACTGTTTGACCATAAACTAGCAACTAATGTTGAATATATTGTTGTTGCGTTTGTTTCTGAAACCGAATCTACGCTAACGGATTTATTGTTAGAAGATGTGTAGTTTGGTATGTAAAGTTCTTGATTGGCAAAAGTGTTAGCAGTAGCATTAAATGCTGTACACTCTCCAGCATATAATCTAGTTCCTCCTCCACTATTAGAACCACTTGAAGCAGAAGAGCCATCTCCTTGCAAATATCTATCAGAGTAAGAAGTAGATGAACCATTAAATGTAACATAAACGCTTCGTGAAATGGCACCAGCATCATTTCGTGCAGACCATTTAACAACCAAATCAGTATAGCCAGTCTGTGGGATTCCTGAGAAGGTAACGCTGGCTGCGCCTGCTGCACCAACTGTGATTTTTTCTAATAAAACATAATTTGCTGGCATAGTTTAGGCCGCCTTTATTCCGTAGAGTGAGAAGGTTGAACCAATAGACCAAGTTGAACCACTAGTAAAACGTAAAGTAAGTGAAGTAATTGCTGCAGTATTTCTCCATAATCCAACTATTGCATCAACACCCAGCGAAGCGTGATTGGCGCGAGATAGAACTGTCTTAAATGTTGTTGTATTGGAGTAGTTATTAAACTGCATAATAACATTATTGATTTCCGATGAACTAGGGTATGCAAAGTATTCCATTACAATTCCATTTGCTGTATTACTAGATCTAGCAGAGCCCCTACTAGTACCATCTCCCCATAAAGCAGTCCAAGAATAATTAGTACCAGTATCGCTGTTTAATCGAACATAAGAATTATCAGCAGTAGATACCTTTGCACTTAATACTAAAACCAAATCAGTATAGGTTTGTGGGATAGAACTAAAAGTTACGGTTGCAGCAGCACTACCTAGAGTCTGTGTTGCAATTGCCTCGTATGTATTTCCTGCTGGCATCTTATTGTCCTTTCACGCCGTAGAGGGCAATTTGTGTGTATTCATTAAATAATGTTCCAGTTCCAGGAAAAATTGTAATACTAGTAACTGCATTTAAGTTTCTCCAACTGCCAGAAGCAAGACCTATAGTGTCATCTCCAGTGCCGTTTGAATTTAATCCAGTTAATCCTCTACCTGTTGTGTATTTAGATGTGTTTGTATAATCTAAAATATCAATTACCCCTGCACCAAAAGTATTAGAAATGTTATTATTAGAAGAACCGTAACCTAACGGCATAGATGTTGTATTTGCTCCAGCAGCAGCATAGGCTCCTGATCCATCTCCATATAATAAATGGTTCGAGTAATTGCTTCCAGTATCAGAATTAAATCTGACTTGTAATCCATCGTTAGTTCCACTAGCACGATTACTTCGCATTAACCATCTGATTTGCAAATGGGTATAAGTCTGTGAAATAGAACTAAATGTTACAGATGCTGTACCACCTGAGCCAACGGTAGTTGTAGCAATAGAGTCATAGGCACCGCTAGGTGCAAAGAGATGACCTGAGATTTGTGAAGCATAGATACCGAGAATAGGAGCCATTAACTAATATCTCCAATCACATACCAGGCATCTGTGCCAACCTTAACCAAAGTTGCAGCCGAGTACTGTGCTCGCAACTTAGGTGCAGCAGCGGTTCCTCCATTGGATAGAACAGTTGTTGTACCGCTTGTTACTGCTTGGATTGTTACCTGTCCTGCACCAATCTGGATGATGTTAATTTGGCATCCAATTGGAAATGCTACTGAGGCATTAGTTGGGATTGAGTAAGTCTGAGCAGATGCGTTGCTTGCTGTAATCAACTCGTTGTTAGCATCAGATAAAACAAAGGTATAAGTAGTTCCAGTCTTTGCATCAATTGCTAATGCAGCAGATGCCTGAACCGTACCTCCTACAATTGACACCGACATTAGTTAGCCTCGCTTCCGAATGCACTAAAGGATGAAGTTCCTGTAGTTGAATAGATAGTAATAACATCTGTATTGGCTAGAGTAATTCCACCTGTGTAGGTAAAGATTGAACCCGAAGGAACCTGTACGTCATAGACCAAGTAATGCAGGTTAGCCAAAGTTGCACCTGCTGGACGTACTGCAATACGGACTAGATCTGCAGCACCGCCTGTGTTAGCCACGTTAAGGCTAGATACAATGACAGCATTTGTTGCTGTGTAGAGTGTGGTTGCAGTTGCAGCCGAAGGCGCAGACTGTGCCAGAACCTTATATGTTGGCATTAGGATAGATCCCCAATCACTGTGAAGTTGTTGCTTGATGTACAAACAATTGTTGCTGCGCT